CGCTACAGTGTCTGTGTTACCTTGTGTAAAGGACATAACCCCTGTGCTAGAGTTATAGTTAATGCTTCCTGTAGCTGAGATAGCGTTTCTAGCACGAGCATCTGTAAAGTAAAGGTTACTACCTTCAGTTAGATCGTCTGTATCGTGGTTACTAATACTTGATACTGTACCTGTCACATCTCCTGTAACGTTACCTGTAACAGAACCGCTAAGGGTACCAGTAATAGTACCAGTGACACCTAGTGTACCACCGATAGAAACATTACCTGTGTTAATTGTTAGGTTACCTGTAGAGATAGAAGTATCTCCTGTGACAGTAAGAGTACCACCAACTGTAGTGTTACCTGTCACGTCAAGCGTACCCAGCGCATCTACGTCAGCGCCGTTTAACCGTAATGACTCCACGCTACCAGAATAAATAGAAAGCTGATTAGAACGATTAGTAAGCTTACCATAGTCAACACCACCATCTTGTAATTGAACATCCCCACCGTCAGCATCAAGTACAATATCACCAGCAACATCAAATGTTAGGTTACCTGAAGATACAGCATACTCGTTGTCTTCGATTGTGGTATAACCGTTAACGCCAGCATTGATAGTGTCAGCATAAAGAGTACCATCAAAGTAACCATCCTTGTATTGTGCAGCGCTAGAGCCTAAGTCAATGATATTATTAGCTTTTGGTAGAACTGTAGATGTACCTACAATGATATCCTGACCTGGGCCAACTTTGGTGATAGGAGCACCCTCACCTGCTGAACCATCGTGGTTGTGACCAGAGGACGCTTGAAAAGCATCTTCGACAGCGTTGAACTCACTGTCAAGATCGTCAGCGTCAATAACGTTACCGTTAGCAATGTTGTTTGCCGTATCTTGGCGTGTGTAACCTGCCATGTGTTACTTCCTTATTGTCTATCGTTCTGCGTATATTCTAGCAGAGCCGTGTCTAGTGTGAATGGTGGGTTTGTTGAGTTATCTTCAATACGAATAGCTATTGTTTTACCTGACCCAATAATTTGGTTTTGATATACTTTGTCCAGCTCACCGCCATATGTAGATGTACCAAAGATCGCTGTAACAGCACCAAAGAAGGATACAGCAGTACCTGTACTCGTAATAGTAGTGGCGGCTGGCTGAATTAGGTTCTGGTTGTTTAGACGAGTAAAATCATACTTAACTGCTAGGTCAATATCAAAAGAACCTTGTGGGTCAATATACGTAGTTAATTTATAAAATGTTTTACGTACCTGTGGGTCTGACACTGGCATGTAAGGAGACTCATAGATAGCCTCGATGGGTTGCCCATCAAAGTCAGCACCTTGTTCCATCTGATATACGTACCCATCCTCGTTAGCAAAGATGATAATTTCACTGTAGTTTGATACGTATTTAGAGTCAGCTACAAAAGCTTTAATACCTGATGTCTCACCCCAAGCTAGATTACCTGTACCTTGATCTGAGAACTTAGTTACGAGTAGCCCACGTGCAACTTTCTTTTGTTCTGACTCTGTGTAAGCAAAGATACGATACTGAGCTTTCTCACGAATAACAATAGAACAGAAGTTAGATGTACTCTGAGCAAAGTTATACACGTCATCAGCGATAGGATCAGATGCAACTTCAAGTGCAAAGTCACCGATACGGTCTGTCGCACCTAGTAGTCGGATACCATCAGGTGACATATACATAATATCACCACCGACTTCCTGAATAGTGTCAGGATCAAGACAGCCAATACTTTCTGTGATAGCTTTTAGTTGGAAGTCTGAGATACTAGAGCCAGTAAGACGCTGAATGTTGTTACGGCTAAAGATGATAAGCTGGTCACGAAACGAAATAAGACCTGTGATAGTGTGGCTAACGTTAATAACACCGCCGCCATTAGCTGCGCTATAATCTTGCGCATCACCAGGGGCCGAAAAGTAAAGGTTAGACCCCTTAGAGAAAAATACAGTATTCTTAAATACAGCTACTTGCTCTACACCCTCTAGGTCTGGGTTAGAGGATATAAAGCTAAGTGTGTTTAATGTATCATCGTAAAGCGCTGGGTAGTTAACACCATCTACAAAAAATACAAAATGCCCTGTACCAAAGTTAAAGTCTTCAGAGCGTATTTTCTCGCCTAACACAGCGGCTGTACCTAGAGAGGTCCAACCTGCACCTGTACTACGGTGATACTCCGTTACACTGCCATTACTTCTAGCTGCAATAAACTCAGCATCGTTAACGACTTTAACACCAATTACACGACCTGTACCCGGTACTTCTGCTGAGTCTGCTTTGTTGTAGCCACGTAGTTTAGCGTAGCCACCAGATCGAGCGGGTTCAAAGTTCTGTAAGATGGTGGCAGAACCAATAGCATTAATCCCCTGTTGTAGAGGACTCATGTTTGAGATAAGGCCACCCTTAAACTCAATAGGAAAAGTCTGCCAATTTGTAGCCATTATGAATTGACTCTTGCATTTTGTAGAACATATGAGCCGCTAGCTCTAACGTACTCTGTGCGGTTAATATTAATGGACCGCATAAACTTAATACCATCTTTAAATTTATTCTGTGAAATAGTAGCCGCTTGCAAGTCACCACGAAATACGTAAGCGTAGTACATAGCGCCATCTACAATAATATGACGATACTGCTCAGGGATTACAGGTACATCTGCAGCTTTGACCATATCAACGCCAACAGAGTAATACTCGTAGACTACCTCGTATGCTTTATCTGGTGAAGGTATAAAAATAAGTTCACGGCTAGGTGCACGAATTACATTAGTAGGAATAGTTCTGTTACTTGCATTAGAGTTATACTCATAGTCTGCGTGTTTGTCAAGATACTCTTCGTAATTCATGATTTTAAGCTTCTGAGTTCCAACGCCTAATGTGTTGTCACGCTTAATGCGGAAGCTGTTCATATTAACGGTTTTAGAGTCGTATGGCATACTATAGCGAACTTCACCGGGGGTGAGCACTTCAGTCTCTTCTACGTGGTTCCAAGGCCACTCATACTCTTCTTGATTGATGTGTCTAATAGATGCATTAACAGCGTCCTTAGTAAGGTTATAATAACCCTGTGCTCCTGCAAAGTTAACTGTAGTAAGTTCTACTTCGTTAAGGCGGCGGTTAACGTCATTTACTAGGCCGATAAAATCATAAGCCATTCTTATTTCTCCTTAACACGAATGTAGATGCTACGCTCATACTGCAAACCTTCAACAGTCGTGATCTTACATGTAACCTTGTAGCGCACGTTGTTAGTACCCAGAGATAGACGGATAGTAGCAACAGTTAGAGTGTTAGTCTTCTGTACCATCTGTAAGCCATTGACCACACCAGCAGCATTTACTTCAGTCTTTACACCATCTGCATCATCAATATACCAAGTCACACCTGAAATAGTATCATCACCTAAGAAGCGTGACCAATCCACGTTGTAGTCTAGTAGTTCATCTTTATCTTTGTCAGGCCACTTGTATGACATTTAAATATTCCTTACGCTGCAATACGTACTGTTCTGTCTGTATCCATAGCTTGAATGTGGACAGTTCTATTTGTTGGGTCTGCTGGTATTGTAATTGTATATCTTTGATCTATAGCTGATACATAAACAACACGATCACGATCATAGCTATCTTTAAGGCTCTCATAGTCAAACTGTACAGTAGCGACTACAGGGCGTTTTGTGTAGATGCTTAGTGGTACAGACGTAATCTCAATACGGTTGATTGTACGTGTTGTCAGTGTACCTAGTGCACTATTAGCCGCTATACCTACTGGAAGCACTACGGCTTCAGCTATAATAGTAGGTGATCCTGCAGTAATAGTTAGTACAGGTGTAGTGATACCTACGTTAGCTTCTGCTATTACAGTAGTTGTACCGATATTGCCTGTAGAGTCAACCCCTTGTGGTACTACTACGGCTTTAGCTACTACTGTTGTGTCGCCTACAGAGCTAGTTGCAGCTACTGAGTTAGCAGCTACGACAGCCTGAGCATCTACTACGACACTGTTGATTACACCTGTAGCTTCTACACCTGTAAGACTTAGGTTAGCTACACCTACTACAACGACAGCATTAGTACTGCTAGTGGCTGCTACACCATTTGCGATACTGCGTACTTCACCACCAGCGGCAAAGGCATTTACGGAGAAGGGTGTAGAGCCAAAGAGCATTATTCAGTCTCGCTGTTAGCTGCTGCCTTTGCGTCTGCTGCTGCCTGTAATTCCGCTGGAATATCACCGTCAAAGCAGTCTGCGCCTTGCTCAATGATTGCGTCTAAGACTTCCTGATAGTGGCGGTTTGCAGGGTCTAGGGGGATGCTGTGGTTGTGGGTTGAGCAGTACAAACTGCAAATGTCGTTAGTCATAGGGTCTACTTGTTTACTGATCATAATTATAACTCCGCATCAAAAGTTACATAAGCACTGCCATCGTTATTGGCACCACATTCTACACTCCACGCAGACGCATTATTAAATGAGCCGTTTGCAACAAACATAAGACCTGGGGTGTATTCATTATTCCTGTGCATATAAATGTTGTTTATGCTCGCCTGTGCGCTGTCTCTAAAGGAATATATTCTAAAATTACCCCCATACCCTAAAGAAGGAGAAACACGCATTCGTGTGGGAAGATAAAATGTTACCATTGCCTGATTAGTTGCTACTCCATAAGTACCACTACCCACGCCCATTCCGACATTGTTATACGGGTGATTAGCAACCCACTTGTAATAATACCTCTGACACAACGCCAGTTCTTCCCCGTAAGACCGATGCTCGAAGGGCGTGGCGACTTTGCCTACTTCTAGTTGGACACCTGTAAAGCGCATGACGTTACTTGTGCTATCAGCCATATTAGGGATG